AGTTTAGAAACACGTCTTTCCAAATCCTCTGCACTCATGCTGGGTAGTCCTTCCAAGATAGTTGGAAATGAGGCCCATCCTTAAAGGACTCCCAGTCACCACCCCATTCAACATCAACACCAAGCTCTTCGGCGGCTTGTTTCATTGCGTCAGCGATAGGGTAGTAATACTCCCAATCCCAAGAGATGGGATACGGGAAGAGGTCAACAGCATGACCCGTAAGGTGTCTACTATTCATTGTAGTAGATTTGCCAGTGTTTACCAGTTCTTTTTGTCGTGAGAGGGACCGAAGCCCCTCCCCAACAGAAAAGTCTTGCTCACTGATCTGTATTGCTCTTTTAACGACAGCCACTAGGTCAGGGTGGACACCCTCTAGTTTCTGCTTACTTCTAACGCCTAGTTGATATGACATGTTATGGCCTCCTAGCGATAGACAACTGCATATATGTCTTCGAAATCAATTTTGGTATTAGACGCAGTGGACCCAGAATAAATCTCAAAAGATGTTGTTGTCCTTGTATTGTATACTGGGATAGCGTGTCGGTCTGTGTGTAGGTCGCTGTATCCCCCACTAGCTATGATTGCATAGTTTGTATCTTCTAGAGCATCTGTAAAATTAACTCTGTAGCGGCCAACCCCAAGATCAGTAATTGATGCTACATTGTAAGAACCACGGATGGAAACAGTCCCTGTCCCATTGAAGTTTACCCACGCTTTGATAGGAGATGGGGTTACTAGAGCATCAATAGCAGCCTTGACTTTAGCAGGGCTAACAAGGCTTTCTGTCGTCCCCGTCCCAGACTCCCAAGTAGCTTGAGATTGGTCCCCTAGAAGCCCTGTCTGCGTCCCAGAGGTGTTTACCACTTGTGTATTATCTAGGACACGGAACCCACCAGTCTGGTCGATATAACCCACACTAAGCCATGCAGAGTTAGCCTCATTACGGAGCTTAAGTATGTTGTTGGTAGTATCATACCAGAACTGGTTGGCATACTTCGTAGCAGGCTCAGAACCCCCAGAGGAGTTAGAAACCAGAGCTTTAAGTGCAGAGTTGATGTCCGCCCTTGCATTAGAGGCAGTTTGGTTTGCAATATCGAAATCGTGTTGGCTCATGTTTTCCTCTTAGTATTCTACGTCTGCACTTAAGGTCAAGACCGCTGGGGTATAGTAGGAGTTAGTGCTTGTCAAGTTCGCACGGAACTTAAAGGCCCTACCAACAACATAACCACCGTTAGCCAGAACCCATGAACTCCAAGTAGGAGTTCCTGCCGGATCATCATCTGTAGTTGCAACTTCAATCACAACACCAACATCCCCGAAGTTTGCATTTTCATTAGTCCAAGTATCCCAAGTATCAGGCCAAGTGTCCCAATTCTGTGGAATAATATCCCAAAGAAGTGTCCCGTTGTCGTAACGACGTTCAAGGGTGTTGTAACCAGTAATACGAGCATTACGAGAAGAGCCAGTATCAATGTAACTAGCAAACTCATAAACACCAGAAGGGCTAGCCGCAGAAGTGTCGTCAATCTCCAAGGAACTAGATACAACAACAGTGTTAGTCTTAGTCCCTGCAAAGGTTGGGTCTTCTGTTACAGTATCGGTTGTTCCCAACTGAGGTAGGTCAGAGGGAAGGACGACAACAGTGGTAGTCCCTTCACTGAAGTTATCTTCTTTGTCGTATGCCTTAATCAAGTAAGTCCCTGACCGTGCAGGCAGGGCAGCTTGAGTGGCAGGACGTGGGATTTTCTCAATGATAGTGGTAGAGTTACCCCAGACTGCACCAGATGTTGCTGAGTTATGCTTAATGACATAGTGTGACAAGTCAGCATCAGGGATTGCAGGCCAAGTTAAAAAGAGGGTCCCACCAGACACTTCAAAGTTCAACTCATCAACATCAGATGGGTCTCCAATAAAGGCATTGATCTCTTGGTCAAGAAGGCTTACCCAATCACCCTTAACACCAAAGGTGTTGGTAGCCCTTGCTCGGAAGTCAAAGTTACCAACCTCAAGGTCAACAGCCTCAAAGACCCCAATAGGTCCAACCCCGATAGACTTCCAATTACTATCAGAGGTCTTCTTGTATTCAACCTCAATCTTACTGATAAAGACATCAGAGAGTGCCGTTATAGTTACGAGAGCAATGTTGGAGACTTTCTGATTTGCGACCTGGGCAACAGCCTCTACATCAATACCAATAGGGGTTACAATAAATGGTGAAGGCAAGGTTGTGTTATCTTTCTCGTAGATAGCACCATCAGAAATGTCATCGAAGACACCCTCTGAGATTTCCCTAAGTATCATTTGAACTTGAAGGTCACTATTATCTACTAGACCAAAGGTCCACGACACTACTTCAAACTCTTTTTCCGCCCAACCGAAACGGTTATTAGTTAGTTTAATATTATCACCAACTTGAACCTGAAAAGCTCTCATGCCAAAGGAAGCCTGAACTGTAAGCTGTTGACGGTTACGTTCAAGGTAAACATTGGCAATACGACGAGCCATCCCTACATCAGAAGTAAATGCTAGGTTAAGGTCAGTTACAGTTTCCTGCCCATTATCCGCAGCCACAAAATCGTCATTAGATACAGGAGGAAAGTCTGTCAGTTGCCAGTTAGATTCTTCACCCTTCCACACACCATTAACAGTGTTGAAATTATCACGACGAGAATGACGAGTAGTTACAGAGATAGAACTTCTCAGATCGTCTTCTGTGAATGCCACAGACGGAGCAGTCCAATAAGCAGGCTTAGTTCTCCATTTACCCTGAGCATACCACAAAAGCCCTCCCATAGAAGATAAGAGGTTCTGTAGGAGGTCATATGGGTTAGAGCCAGTGGTAAAGCTACCGTTTGTCGTGTATCGTTGGTCCCCAGTCAGTGTTGGGTAATCATAGTAATCACAGACATTGGCAGCAGTAGTGAACAAGGTGTCGTCAATGTTATCCGAGGTTTCCCCAAGACCATAACGGGTGTTGAGTAGATAATCACGAATACACAAGGCAGGATTATCAGACCAAGCAGTAGTCTCAGTGCGAGGGTCATAAACCTTTTTACCCTTAATCACAGCGGTGACTTCTGGGACCCCATTGGGAAACACATCCTGATTGAAATCGTATCTAATGTAAAGGTAAGCAATACCCCGAAGACGGTGCTTATTGGTCCAACTAGTAACTTCTGAAACAAGGTCACTATCTGCCAGTTGGTCGTCAGAACCAAGGTGAGTGTTAATACGGACATACCCATCATAACGATCTGGACTAGTCACATTACCAGAACCATCAATCGTTACTAATTCATCATTAAGGTAAATCTCCTCAAAGGATTCAATCTCATGCCCAGCAAAAGCAAGAACCCTGTGTAGATAACGGTTATTATCCCCTGTGGTCCCATCAAATACTCGAACACCCGCAACTTTAGTTTTGCCATATATAATCTGGTGGTCAGCGACGGAGGAAGTGGTTGTTACACTGTAGCCACTTGCGGCTGATTTTGGTTTAGGGGACAGTGCATTGATAGCTGCCCCAATAGCAGTAGTCACAAGGAAGTGAGATGCCATCATCCCAATTGCTGAGGTTGCCCCAAAAATTGAGGCGAAGCTCAAACTTACTGCACCACCAGCACCAAGCGCACCGACAGCAGTTGACATAAGCGCCATACCAGCAGAAATAGCCATATCAATCTCCTAGATATTTAGTGTATACCCTCTCAATCAAGTTAAACTTGAGAAAGGACATCAAGGTGTCAAATGGTTGATGCACCTTAGTATTAACTTTGAGGATTGATACCCCATCTTCTTTTAGACACTTCTCTGCAAACTTTATTAGCTTTATGCCAGTATAACCTTTGCGGTAATCTTTATGGAGGTAGATTATATCATTCTCTGCGAAGATATGATCCTTGTAGTGGAGACTTCTGCCTACAAGAACGACAAAATAACCAACCAGATTAGAACCATCCCTAGCTGTGAAAATCTTAAGTGTTCCAGACTCTTCTAGTGCCTCATAAGATTCCCAGTCGGGATTAAGTTTAATCACCCCTTTGTTCAAGGCAATCTCTTCCCAGTGCAATTGGATTAACTCTTCACAATCCTGCCGACAATTATCTAAGAACTCTTGCTGGTAGGTTATCATATTCACTCCACAATCGAGTCTCTGGCTTGCTGTCGTTTTAAGATGATTTCCTCTGGGACAGGTTTACCAGTCTCAATCTGACGGGCAATATACCAATCAGTCGAGGTTAGATAAGCCTTAGCCTTCATATTGATAACAACTTGCTCTTTCGTCATGGTGCTACCTTACCCCAGAAGATTTCCTTATCTTGCAAGTCTTCCACGAAGTCTAATCCAAGATCATTTGGGAATAGATACTTCTGCCAAGAAGAAGTGAACCTAGAGGTTCTTGGTTTTTCGAGGTCAATAAGTTTGTTCTCAATAGTGAGGGTAATAGTCGAAGCCTCAGCCCCCTCTTCAATATTCATCTGGTCCATATAACCAGCAAAGATTTCAGTGAGTTCAGTCTTGCGGTCCTCAAGGAGTATCTTGCCACCATCTTCAAAGAGAATGTAAGCAGCATCTTCTTGGAGTATTACACCACGAGAGAACGTACCAAAGTAAATCTTAGCCTGACGACCCTGATAAGGCTCACTGAGGGCCAAGGATAGGACTTCTGAGGGGACACCACTAAGAGTAACAGTTGCCCCCTTAGCGGCGATTTCTGAGGTCTCTTCGATAGCATCAATGGCTAGAAGATTACCAGTCCCATACCACGACAAACCTTGGTAAACTAATGTCCCTTGGCCAGTCCAGAGACGTAATACTTCTGCACCATCAAACAAAAGTTCAATAGCAAAGAAAGGGTATATTACACTGTCGTCTAGAAGGTCTAGTGTAGTTTGTGTAACGTCTCTGGACATATCACTTAAGCCTTTTCAGGGTTGGTTTCTTCAAGAGAGCCTTTAAGCATCTGGACGAAAGCATCCTTACTCAGGCTCAGTGGGCCATGCCACGTCGTGTGGGAATCCATCTTGTGTAGTAACATCACGCAACGCTTGACGATACGCTGCCCATGCAGCCTGATCTACTGGAGCATCTGCGACTTGTGTCCAGTCGGTATCCGCTAGGAGATTGTTGCGATGGTCACGGACATTGCGTTCCGCTTGCTCTAAAGGCAGAGCTTCCAGTTTATACGGAAGCATCCACGCACCGTTCACTTCGACAAAATCATCGTCAATCAATCTCCACGCTAGGCCATCATATTCAGAAGGCGCTGGGCGTGTGTATGGGTAGACGCCATATGATGCCAAAAGTTCGTCAGACGGAACTTTAGGGAAAGACACGTTCGGATTGTCACGGCGCAGTTTCCCGATTGAGTAAATCTCAGGAGTGCCGCTTGTTAGTTTAAGGTAGTTCATAATTTCCTGTCCTATCTAAAGCAAACCAAAGTAGAGCCACTTGTAACTGATGAACTCCATGCTGCAACCGCAGTAAATGCAGCATCCTCTGACAAAACCAATGACGAGGCCCAGCTTGTTGTGGTGTTTTCCCCATCATAGATTTGAGCATCTTCTTGTCCGTTTGTGACTATATCACCGGACCAAGTAATGTTCTGGTTTGCCCTCATAGCTGCGTTCCCTATAACAACAGACCCTTTAGGAGCAGAAACCGACATCGACGCTGAACTTGATGTCCCAGATACATGGTCTGAACTATACGCACCTGCGGCGTTTGTCAGGTTGTATACAAAAATTCGACACCCAGAAAGTCCTGCATGAAGTGTTATAGTGATAGTCCCAGATGTTCCTGTCGGCACAAAAGCATAGGCCAACCCAGCATCCGTTTGGTTTGTTGTCATGGGCTGCACAATGGTTGCACTAACACCACCTATGGTTACCGCTGTTGCATACCCAGTCCCACCGCTCTTAGCGAATGGCACTGCGATTATTCTATCGGGCGCTTCAGGACCAAAGGCTACACCGGTAAAAGTGTATGCGCTTCTATTCACAGCATCGCTTTTTGCTGTGTCTGGAATAATTATAGAAACCGGTGGTTTATCTCCATCGCCTACGAGTTTATGCCACAGCATTACGAACCATCCCCGACCAGAGCGCCGTAGAGCGTGGTCGATACTTTCCACAGAGCCACGACAGTGTAGCCAGATGTCGCAAGCGTAGGGGCAGTGCCGCCGTTGTTCACCCAAGTCATAGTCGGCCATGTGATCGTGTATGCAGTGCCGTCGTTAATCATCAGGGTGATTGCTTGCCCTGCCGAGAAGCCGTCAGTTGGCGTCGAATTGCCCGTGAGCGTCCATGTCTGGATCGACCCGTTGTCAGGCTCCAGTGAGGGGGTTGTGCCTGAAAGGGCGTAGATGTCTTCGACGGGCGTTCCTACTAAACTCAGGTTCGTAGCAATGCCGGAGTTTGCAGCAAGATAGTAGCTACCATGCTGTCCATCCAGAAGGTCAGCATCTAGGCCAGAGCCAGAGCCGTCGTTTAGGCTATCCCACTGTGTCGCCCAGCTATACCATGTGCCATTGTAGTAAGTCCGCACATATACTGTGTGAGCAGAATTATATACAGTATATCTTTGATATACCATGGAACCGTCTGACGTCACTTCCAGCATACCAGCCGCCGCTTCAGGATAATTAGAACCAGTCGCAGCGCCAGTGTTGGTGTTCTGGTGATAATATCCATCAGATGTATAGCTATTAAGGTCTGCGCCAGATGGGATGTCTGCGCCTTTTCCCCATTTTGCATCCAGAGCAGTCTGCAAACCATCCACGTTTGCGATGACGTGGTTGTGGCTGTCATCAGCTACGGTCAGCGTCAGAGTGGCGTTGCCCAAGTTTGTGAAGGTAGCACTACCAGACGCATCGCCGTTGATGGTAAGCGTAGGGTCTGCTGTAGCTGTAGTAGCGATGCTTACGTTGCCGAGGTTAGTCATAGTGCCAGAACCCGTCACAGCACCCGTAAGTGTGATAACAGGGTCAGGCGCATTTGCAGGACTGTAGTAATAGCTACCATGCTGCCCATCAAGAAGGTCTGCATCTAGGCCAGAGCCAGAACCATCGACGGTAAGAAGTTTAGATAGTACGTCAGAGGCAGTGTAAGCACTAGCATCTAACTTAAGACCAATCTGAGTGGAGATGGTTGTAGCAAAGTTAGGGTCATCACCAAGAGCAGCGGCTAGTTCATTTAGTGTGTCAAGGGTAGATGGTGCAGTATCTACAAGGTTAGCAATGGATGTGTCAGTGTAGTCAGTAAAATAACTAGCAGAGTAACTTCCAAGAGTGGCTGCATTGATACCAAGAGCGTCAATATCAGCCTTAGTTTGATCCGCAGTAGCTCCTGCCTCAATACCATCAAGTTTAGTACCATCAGCAGCTACATCACGACCGTCAACCAAGCCCCCAACTGTAATGTTACCATCAACACTAATCTGTGCGACAGAGGTAAACAATTCTTGTCGTGTAATAGACTTTGTTTCTGCAGCAGATGTATCTACAATAGCGATCTTATCATTTGCATCATCAACATTAACACCTGTTAGGGTCGTTAATTGGGAAATCTTTTTATCTGCCATTTTAGGTAACTACCTCTACTGCCTCAAAGCTAATACCATAGGCACTAGCATTATTGATTGACCATTCTGATGTGTTTTGTTTAAGCCTGAAAAGACCCTTAGTGTTTGTGAGAGTAGCAGAGGTAGATGAATAATCAGACCTCAACGAAGGCCAAATCTCCAAGTTACCATCCCCAGTTTGGTCTAGGAGAACTTTATGGAGCCTAGCAGAAGACCCAGAACCAAGTTGGATATAATCACCAGCCTTTAGAGTCCCAGTCATTACCACTGCTACTGTAGCATCCCCAGCACTCCCTGTAACGACACAGGAAGAGGCATCTCCTCTATTAGTGGCATAGTCAGGGTCCCCAAGAAGGAACGTTCCTACAGGGCCTCTCAGAGCCACTAGGAGGGTAGCCCACTCAGCAGCTAGGTCACGTCTTGTGGATGGGATGGAGACAGAGGCTTCCCACCTCTGCCCACC